AATTGAAGAATTCCTCTTCAGTTTGGACGCCGGTGAATCGGTGAAATTTGCCGAAGGTCACGAGAAGTCCAGAAGCCAGTGGTTTAAGGATTTCCTGACCGACCTTCCGCAGGTTGTTACTTTTAATGAAGTGACGTCCAAGGAAGGCCCAGGCGCTGGCGGTTCAGCGGGTCAAAAACTTTCGGTCCTCACTAAAAAGAAGATGGAGGAGCAGAAGATCTCCTGGTCGCAGGCATTCTCCGAGGTACAAAAAGAGAATATCGAGCTGGCCAGGGAGTACCAGACAGAGATTTCACCCAAACAATAACCGAATAATTCGGGTCATTCGGTAACATTCGGGTGATTCGCATTTAAAAAAAGGAGGTAAAAACAATGGCTACCGAACAAAAACTATTAGACATGTCGTTTCCCGCCGCTGAAAGTCTTGTCAACGATCAGTACAGGTTCGTCGTCCTGACAAGTGCAGGCACTGTCCGGCGCCCCGACACGGCGTCGGAAATTGCATTGGGAGTTCTCCAGAACGCACCGGCAATCAATGAAGCAGCGGTTGTCAGGGTTTTCGGGGTCTCGAAAGTGGTCGCCAATGGAGTGATAGCGATTGGGACATTCGTCGGCCCCGAATACGTGGGAGCCGCCGATGCAGGTAAGTGTCAGGATGATACCGCAATTCCCGCCTATGCGAGGGGCATCGTCATTGAGGATTCTGCTGCCGAAGACGACTTATGTAGCGTCCTTATCTCGCCTCTCCATGCACCGGCATCGGCCATCGCCCCAGGAGATGTCACTCTGGCATCAGGAAAAATCGTCATCGGCCAGGCCGGAGGCGCAGGATCCGCAGTGACGCCTGCCGGAGATGTGACCATCGATTCCGCCACCGGAGCGACCGCCATCGGCGCGAACAAGGTATTGAATGCAATGATCTCCAATGCCGCGATCCTATCGGCGAAGATCTCAAGTTCTCAAATCACTACGGCCCAGTTGGCCGCAGCGACGATTTCGGAATATGTCTCGGCAGCGACAAGCGCCGCGGCTTCTCATGTGACGAGTTCGGCACATTAAGCCGGATGGATTATCAATCCCCTGCCGCAGGTGCGGCAGGGGGTTGAGTTATGTAACTCAGGACTTTAGTCCTGATATGGTTTCGGTTGGGGTAAAACAAATGAAGGTGATTCATTGGGTTATGCGGAGCGGATCCGGAATGGAGCGGGTCGCTAACGATCTATCAATGGGAGAGCGATCCGCTGGCATACTTTCGGCCACGCTCGATTGTAATAATCCCGAGGAAATCCCCGCAGGATTGGGCGCCGATATCCACGTCATCCATACCAGCCTTCCTTTGCAGGTCAACCAGAAGAAGGTGAAAAATATATGGGTGATCCATGCAACGCCCGAAGGGGCTCTTCACAATTCGCTCATCCACGGAAACCCTTTTCCTCACGGAGCAACAGACTATTGGATGCTCAACATGCATCTTCTGAAAGAATGCGATGCAGCCGTCAGCTTTTGGCCCAGGCAGCAAGCCATCTGGCAAAGTCTGATGGACAAAGGCCACACGGTATACTGCATCCCGATGGGAATAGACCTCGACTTCTGGAAGCCGGTTCAAAGCGCCGGAAGATTTGCGGGGAGCCCATCGCTCATGTTCGCAGAGAATTGTTACTATTACAAATGGCCGCTCGACCTCTTCATCGCCTATCCGTGGGTGATAGAGGAGTTTCCATTCGCAAAATTACACGCCTTCTATATCCCTCTCGATCAGCATCGCTGGTGGTTCCCGTTGGTGAACCGTAACGGCGTATCCTACCGGTCTTACATCAACGGGGGAACCCTATCTCAGGAGGCTCTCCGGAATGCCTTTTCATCCGTCGATTATTACCTCAACCTCGTCAAATATGGAGACTTCAATCATATCTGTCTCGAGGCCAAGGCAAGCGGGTGCAAGGTCATTTCTTACGAGGGGAACCCGTATGCCGATTACTGGGTAACGGAAGGAGATCAGCGTCGGATCGCCAGGCAGTTGATAGAGATTTTTAAGAAGGAAGTGGAACCGCGTAAAACGGATCCCGTTCTCGGGATCGATCAGATGGTAAACGGGATGATTGAGGTTTATGACAAAATCTCAAAATAAAATTTGGCCCCCGTGCAACATCTACCCCACCGCAGCGATTGGGGAAAATGTGAGTATCGGGATATTTTCCGAGATCGGGCCGAAGGTCTCGATCGGCAATAACGTCAGGATCGGGGCGATGTGTTTCATCCCCGAGGGGGTAACCATAATGGACGATGTCTGGATAGGGCCGCATTGCGTGTTTACAAATGACCGGTTCCCTCCATCTCCAAGAGAGAAATGGGAATTAACCCTGGTGATGAAGGGAGCCCGGGTAGGCGCGGGAGTAACGGTTCTACCGGGGGTCATTATTGGAGAGAACGCCCTGGTAGGCGCGGGGTCTGTGGTTGTAAAATCCGTGCCTCCAGAGGAAACATGGGCAGGAGTGCCCGCAAAACGCATAGAAAAAAAAGGAGGTAAATAATCATGGGACAACCGGACGTAAAAGAACTGATGGTCGCTGGTCCCCTTCAGGACGCCAGCATTCAATACAAAAACCTTTCTTATATCGGTGATAGGGTCTTCCCGCTCATCGATACGAACAACGCAAAAGCCACAATCGCAAAATACCTCAAGGGCGCCTGGTTTCGCGACGAAGCCAAGATCCGAGGCCCTGGAGCAAGAGCCGCCAGGGGCGGGTATCCCGTGAGTTTGGTTTCCATCGCCCCTATCGAATATGCCTTCGCCAAAGAGGTGACGGACGAAGATCGAAGAGATGCAGCCTCGATCAATGCCCTGCCTCTTCAGCCCGATCAGGACGCGATTGAATTTTGCGCGGATCGAATCGACCTCAACAAAGAGAGAAGAATAGCGGCCCTGGTCAAGGCAACCGATTGGTCAGGCGCAGGCGCCGCCGGAGAGGATGCCCAGGGTCTGTGGGCTCCGCCTGGAAGCACGAATACCTTTATCCTTGATGTGGAGACCCGGATCGAGACGATCCGCGGAAATACCGGTCTCCGGCCCAATGTCCTGGTCATCGACGGGTCCACCTTCGGAAAGATCAAACAGGTCGCAGAAGTCCTTGACCGGATCAGATATGGCGGAGGCAATGATGATCCCGCAAAGGTCGGGGCGCAGATGATCGCGGCCATGTTTGGTCTCAATGAGGTTCTTATCGGAGATGCGATCTACAGTTCCGCCAAGGAATCAAAGGCAGGGACGGATTTCTCCGCCGTCAACATCTGGGAAAATACCGCCGCAAAAGGATCGGCATTTCTCTTTTACCGTCCTCCGAGGATCGGCTTGAGAGTCCCGACCGCAGGGATCCAGGTCCGACTCCTATATGAGGGCGGCGTGGCCAGACGCACCACAACGTGGCGCGAGGCAGCCGAGCATCAAGATGTTTACGAAGCGGCCGAGTCAACCGACATCGTGGCCACTGGAACCGATCTCGGTTTCATGTGGAAAGACACAATGGCAGACTAAGCCGTAAGGCTTTTAAAAAAAGAGGACGATGGACGATGGACGATGGACGAAAATTTCGTTCATAGTTCATTGTTCATCGTTTCAGGTGAATCATGGCATATTCCGTAAAAGCCGATATCCAAAAAGAGATCTCCGATGCGGAGCTCATCGGTTTGACCGATGATGCTGGCACCGGGGCAATCGTCGATGCTCCGATCATAGCAGCCATCGCCAGGGCCGACGCGCTGATCGATTCTTACGCTGGCAAGGTCGAGACGGTCCCGTTTACGACCGTCCCGGATATCATCAAACAACATTCGATTACTATTGCAATATATTTTCTTTTTGCCCGCAGATCTGTCGTCCCGGAAAACCGGGCGCAAAATTATAAGGATGCAGTCGCCTGGCTCAAGGATTTGGCCGTTGGAAAGGCCGCACTTCCGCCCACGACCGAGGCTGACTATGATGATACGGTCCAGGTCGATAGGACACAGGATGATCGCAAAATAAGGATGGGCAAAGACAGCGATAGCTCTACTAGAACATTAGATAATTACTGAAAGACGATGGACGATGGACGATTTTTCGTCCTCTCGTCCCTCATCCTTCGTGGGTTAAAATATGGGCTACACCATCACCCAAATTGAAGACGCCATCATCGCTACACTGAAAGCCTCGGCGATGAACGCCTACTGCAAAAAGATCGATTCCTACCAGATCGAAGGAGGGGATCTGGAGGAGCAGATCCGTCTCTTTTCGCTTCAACTCCCATGCGTGCTCGTGGTCTACGCCGGGGGCGATTACTCTCACCCACCTGGAAAAAGGCAAGAGAGGGAAATGAAATTTTCTCTGTTGGCATGTGCGCAATCCCTTCGCGGAGCCGGAGAACCCCGGAGAGGAACTGTCGGGACTTATAAAATTCTTGATGATCTTAGATCGATTCTCACGGGCAGCCGAGTAGGGCTTGATATCGATATGCTCTTCCCCGAGAAAGAGGAGGCGGAAATAAATACCAAATCCTTTTCGGCATATTCGATCACATTTGGAACCAAATGCCGATTCACTTTTTGAATAAGGAATCCAGGAAAGCAGGAAAATCTCCTGAGTTCATGGCTTCCTCATAATTGTTTAGGAAGGAGGCATTATGAAAATCGCATATGAAGTCGGACCGGAAAAAATAGCGGTTGGAGGAATCGAATTCTTTTCAGGGATCCCGAAGGAGGTCCCGGATGAGGCAGCCGAAAGGATCCTCGCTAAAAAGATCATCATCTTTAAGAAAATCGTTGAGACTGCAAAGGATGAGGGATGATAGACGAGGGACGGCGGACGAAAAAAAAATAAATCGTCCATCATCCTAACGAATCACGCGTTGCGCGTGATGAGTGATCATCCATCGTCCATCGATCAGTCTAAAAGGAGGAAACAATGTCACAGGCAGCAGGGGCGAATGCCCGGATTATGGTTGATGTGGAGACGGCCTTCGGGACGACTCCAAGTTCCACAAATGGTCTTGTCCTCCCTTTTATTTCGGAAGGGATCAGCGCTAAGAGGGCGCTCACCCGGACAAACATCATCCGGCTAACCCGCGATCTGACAAAGCCCACGCGGGGCAGTAAAGATATTGGCGGGAATATAAATACGGAGCTCAATCCCTATATGGGCACCCTGCTCAAACATCTGTTGGGCGCGTGCACCTCGGGCGCAGGGCCTCCCTATACTCACACGATCAAAGTCGGGGCGCTGCCGGTGAGTCTCTGTCTCGAAAAAGCGTTTCTGGATCTCGCGATACCGGAATATTTTCTCTATAACGGCGTCAGGATCAATAAGGGGAGTTTCGAGATCAATTCCGACGGCTATGTCGGATTTAATCTTGATTTTTTGGGGAAGAAAAGAACGATAGGAACTTCTTCGTTTGATGCGACGCCCACTGATCTGGGGCATGTCCCATTTGAGTCATTCGAGGCTTCAATCAAAGAAGGAGGAGGCGCTATTGCGACCGTCACAAAGATTGCCTTCGATGTGTCGAATGATCTCGACGGCGGGAATTACGTGATTGGAGGATTAGGAGAGCGCAGGGCCATCCCCGAAGGAAAATGTGCGGTGGCAGGAATCTTAACCGCGCTTTTTGAAGAAGTCGTTCTCTATGGAAAGGCAGTCGCTTTTACCGAAAGTTCTATTGAAATCACACTCTCGAGAGGGACCGGCGCAGGAGGAGCGGGAAACGAAAGCCTGGTCATCACGATTCCTGAAGTTGTTTATGAGGAGAAAGACCCGATTATCTCAGGGCCCAAAGGAATTGTAGTCGAGATGCCATTTACAGCATTCTACGACAATGCAAGTGAAGCGACGAGTTTGCAGATGGTTCTGAAGAATACAGTCGCCACACTGTAAAAAAAAACGAGGGACGAGAGACGAAAGATGAAGGACGAAGAATCGTCCATCTTCCCAGTGAATGAAATGAACGGTCGTCCATCATCCATCGTAGGAAGGAGGCATCATGCCTAAATATCAAATTGGTGATAAAGTCTATCTTCAAAAGCCCTTAGTTCTGGGCCAGATCGATCAGCTTATGGATCTTCTTGAAGGCACGCAGATCCCAAAATCCTCGAATCCCTGGATGATCAAGAAGGCCCTCGGAGAAAAGATATATGTGGCGATGGCCATTGTGCTCGTGGAAGAAGGGAAATCTCCAAAAAGAGACCTTGAGGAACTCCAAAAAAATGCAGACGAGATCCGCTGGTCCATTGATCATTTAACCTCGATTGGGGTGATAGAAGATTTTTTCGAATGCAACCCGATAGCTTCTCTCTTGGAGAGGCTGGCGGGCGCAATGTTAAAAAGCCAGCAGAAAATTTCGGTTGGATTGAGAGGGCCGTTACCCTCCTCAGCCACGGAGACATCACCAAACGAGACGAAATCCTCTGGGGATTCACCCCCGGAGAATGCGAATCTTTCGTAGAGCACTGCGTGAGGGACCTGATGTTCAGGGAGGCCGTGTTGATATTCTTGGGAGTCAAAGCTCAGGGATCTGATGTCAAAAGCATCTATTGCGCCGCCTGCCGAAAGGCCGGCAAAGCGGACTGTTCCAATTGCAGCCAAAAGATCGAGGTTGTTTATTTATAATCTTCATATAGGGAAGGGCCTGCCGCAGAAACCCTTCCCCGGTCATTGTAAAGACGGAGCGAATAATGCCTGAAAACAAAGTCCAAATCACGATCGAGGCCACGGATAATACTAAGGCAGCATACCAACAGGCTTCAAATAGCGTTAAGGGCCTCGTAGACAATCTCAAGGCCCACTGGCTTGCTCTTTCAGCCTCCGCCGCGGCGACGCTATTGGCCATCGAGCGAACGATCTCCTGGGCCAAGGGCATCGCCAACGCCGCGAATGAGATCGATCGGAATTCTAAATCCCTCAATCTAAGCACCGATGCTTATCAGCAATGGACCTATGCCGCCAAGATGGCGGATGTCGGCCAGGAGGAGTTTTTAATCGGATTAAAACTTCTCTCCCGAAATATGGACGATGCTTCACGAGGCTCAGGAGATGCTGCAAAACGATTTCAGGCAATGGGCATCTCCGTAAAGGATGCCTCGGGCAACCTGAGACCTCTCGATGATGTGATGCTCGACATCATGGAGAAATTCTCATCCTGGGAAGACGGGCCGAGAAAGATTGCGATTGCTTTGGATCTCTTTGGCCGAAGCGGCGAACGCATGGTTCCGTTCCTCAACAAAGGAAAATCAGGTTTCGAAGAACTCTCGAAGGAAGCCCGGATCGTCAGCAAGGATGTAATCGATGCCGGATCAAAGGCAGAGGATGCATTTAAAAGGCTTTCCGATAACGCTGATAAATTTAAATTATCTCTTTCACCTTTGGCTCTTCTTCTCGCCGATATCCTCGAAAAATTGAGTAAATTATCCACCAAAAGCCTTGGATTTACTCAAGAGCCGGATTATGGCGGGAGAAAAGAAGCCGCAGAACTAAATAGGCAACTTGCTCTTAAATTGGGAATCGCCGGGACGGCCGAGCAAGTGCGAGAACTGGCAAAAAAATACGTTCCGTCGACCGCTGGCGCTGAAGAAGCGCGGTATATAGGGAAGATCCCGACAGTGCCGGTAATGCCCAAGTCCCACCCCCCGGCCATGCCGGATGAGGAGGCACTTAAACTTGAGCAAAAGCTCCTCGAGGAGAATGCCAAGGCTTGGGGCGACTACGCCCAGGAGATCCTCGATAGTCTTGAAAAGATGCATCTCGATAAAGTTGAAGAAGCCAAGGCCGCGATCGCGGAGGATTCGAAGGCCGAACAAACCGCAATCGAAGAGGATGCCAGGGCCTGGGGTGTGTACGCCGACAGCGTTTTGGATGCACTTGAAAAGATGCACCTCGATAAAGTTGAGGAAATTAAAAAAGGGATAGAAGAAGCCTCAGCCCTTGAGCAGAAGGCGCTCGAAGAGGATGCGAAGGCGTGGGGGGAATATGCGGATGCAGTCTTAAACGGCCTCGAAAAAATCCAATTAATGAAAAACGAGGAGACTGCAAAAAAATTAAAAGAATCAGAGCAGCTCTTCGTTCAATTCGGCGAGAATATTTCCTCCGTGTGGGCGGAAAACACGAAAGGAATTATAAGCGGTGCAACCTCAATGGGCGAGGCCCTCAAAAAAATATTCACTGGTATGGCCGATGTCTTTATCAGTGCAATCGCGAAGATGGCTGCAAATTGGGCTTTGTTCGGAAGCGCCAAAGGGGAATTTAAGGTAGGGTCAGGCCTGTTGGGGCTAATCGCTGGCCTCTTTTCCGAGGGCGGCGTTGTCCTCGGATGGAAACCGATGAAGGCATTTCAGGAAGGCGGCGTTGCCTACGGACCAACGCTCGGCATGATCGGCGAAGGAGGCCCAGAGGCATTTGTGCCACTCAAAGGCGGCAGGATCCCGGTGGAGATGTCCGGTGGTGGTGGCCAGACTACTATCAATTATTTTGATATCAAGGCCAATGATGCTCCAAGTTTTGTCGATCTCTGCAAGCGCAATCCGGCGGGCATAATTCATGTGGTTGGCAAGAGTGTAAACAGAAATGGGCCGATGCGAACCGTTTTTAAATAAATTTAAAAGGGAGGCATTATGAAAAAAGGCATGAAAAAAGGAGACGTTGTTAGGGCA